TTTGACGCAGCAACCCGCGCATTGACCAAGGTGGCTTCTTCGTAACCGTCTAGCATTTTAAGCCGTGACAGTACGTTGCTCATCCACGGCACGCCACGGGTCTGCCCAGCGCGGTCTTGCATATAGCAATGAATAATTTGATCGGCTGGCACAATCTTATGATGCCGCTTAGTGCGCGAACCATAGCCTTGATCGTGATGCGGGTGATCTTCAAACAGGTAATAATTGACCGGCTTGCCAGTACGCCGATCCAGTTCAACGCCCATTCGCACTTCGTTGCCGTTGTTTAGGCGTGCGTCATAGCCTTCATCAAGATAGTCGGCTTCAAGAAACTTCAGCGAAAAGCCAAATGGGTTTCCGGCTGGGTTCTTAATCTTCTGGATTAGCACTTCGCCATCGCGGGTCAGCGTCTCAATAAACAGCCGTTGCGCTTGTGACCAAGATATCCGGCCATCAACGGTGCAAAAACCAGCTCTGCCCCACTGTTGCCAAGCTTGTTCAACGATCCTGTTGCCAACGCTATCCAACGAACCGTCATCATTGCGCTTGCGAACCTGTATCCGCACGCCAGCCGCACCAACTACATTTGTGGTCATTATCTGCAAATAACGCCGCGCATATGGGTGGTTGCGACTGATTTCGCGGCATCTATCGCGCAGAATACGCAGTGACGGTTTGATTTCGCTGTCTGCCGACCGGCTGCTTGATACAAAATCGCTAAATAGTCGGCCAGTGTCAGCCCCGTGAAACGCCCTTGCCATCTTTTTTGGCTGGGGCTTGCCTTTGAAAAAGTCAAAGATGCCCATTGTTAAAACCTCACCAAGATGGTTGCACCGGTTGTCTCACCAGCTAAAGCACGCTCTTTTTGCCGTTCTTTGGCATATTCTTGCCGGTAAAAGTTCCGCGCGTCAATTAAGTCAGTAAATGACATTTTTGTCAGTGAACGCCCGTTGATCGAATAACTGGCAACATCTGCGTCAGCTTTACCCTGCAAGACGCTTTCAATCTTGCTAATCATTATTTCTGCGTGGGTGCGTGGATCAGCCCCGTTAATGTCCAAATCTTCAACCGCTGTAAATGTGCCGGTTTCGATAACAACGCGGTCGCCAGTTGCGGTCTTTGTGACCTCTAGCTGCCAGTGATAGAAGCCAGCGACATAGGTTGCGCTGGTTACGCTATCAACTTCAAAAACATATGTGCCGTTTGTTTCGGTTGCTGCAACCTTGATTTCAGTGCTGCCGCCGCCAGTGATGCGTGCGACATATTCCATTGAATAATCGGCCAGCGGATAATCGCTGACAAGATCGGTGCGCTTCCAAAGCAGATAATCGCCAATGACGATCTTTTCCGGCTGTTCCCCGTCAGGAACTTGGTCTATATCAAATCTGTTTGCCATTATTTACCGCCAGCTATTAACAAAGCCACCCTGTTTTGGGCGGCGTGCAAGTGGATTTGACTGTTGCGGCTGCGGTTGTGCTTCTGGTTCCGGCGCATTAACTACCCTATCGGCAACAGCGTTAATATTCAGCGACAAAATGCAAAGCGCAGCATATGCGTAAACCCTGCAATCAAGTGCCTCATTCCTTGTGCGCGTCTTGACAAAATCCCGCCTTGGAAAGCCTTTTTGGTATTTAGTGACAATTTTTTCACTATTCGCAAGCTGCTGATAATACTCATCTGACCGACCGGCTGGGAAATGGCAATATCCCGCACCCTCTGATTGTACCCGTAAACGCGAGAAAATCAATTCCTTGATTGGAAAAGTGCCGACTGCGAACAATTTGATCTTTCCAATGTTGTTTTTGGTCGGTCTGGACACCAGTGGCCGCTGTTCTCCGCCCATACCTTTGATGGCAAATATGCGCCGCCCTTCGCGTGGCCGGACAAAGTTATAGACCGCTTGCGTGTAGTGGCCGCCACTATCTATGCACGCTGCCCTAATGCCTAGCTGCCGCCCGCTTTCGGTCGTATATGCTGCTTTTAGGATGTTATCAAGGTCATTCCATAAATGCGGCGTGCTGGGATCGCCATATAAAGTTTTATAACCCAGCGACCAACTTTCTTCATCACGCCCCCAACCAACAATCTCCAATTCAAGCCGGTCATCTTGCACGTCAATGCCAGCGGTAACGACTACAATCTCATCTGGTACGGTTTCGCCCCAATCATCTTCGCGGCTTTGAAAGTCAATATCACCGACAGTTTGGCCTTCATCTTCCCACGTTTCTGCCAAAAACGTGTTTACAAATACACGCAGCGTCTCCGGCGACTTTTTGGCAACTAGAAAATCACGCGCTGCATCTGCAAGCGGCGTCCAAGGGCTATATAAGCCGCTTAAATGAAAACCGGCTATTTTATGCTCTGGATTTTGCGCAACCCACTCACCAGCCCTGACAGCGCGGTAACGATCCGCGTCATCCCATACGCTGCCGCAGCTTTCGCATATATAGTTGGCAGTTTCGGGCTTGTCCTTTTCCCATTGCACTTGTGACCATTTCAGCACTTGCTTATGGCCGCAGTCGTGACACGGCACATAATACTGCCGCTGGTCGCTTTCTTCATAGGCCAATTCAATTCTTGACGCGCCTTTGTTGGTTGGCGTGCTAACCATTACGATTTTTCGGTTATATGTAAAGGTTGAGGTTCTTTTCCGGCCTAGATCAATCGGATCGCCCTCTGTACCGGCTGAATGTGGAAACCTATCAACCTCATCAAAGAAAACGCACCGAACCGGCCTTGATGCCAAGCCAGCTGGTGAATTAGCCCCAACCATAGCAATATAGCCACCAACAAACGATTTTTGCAGCAAAGTGTTACCGCTATCGCGGCTTCGCGGGTCTTTTACCGCGTTCTTTAGGGCTGGCGTATCCCGCAGCATAGGGGCAAGCCGGTCGTTTGACCACATCTTACTCATATCGAGCGTGGGCTGCACGACAAGAATAGGTGACGGGTCTTGTGATATATAATAGCCGATAGCGTTGTTTATGATTTCAGTCTTGCCGATCTGTGCGCCGGTCATAAAAACAATCGTTTCAGTCGCCGGATCGGAAATAGCACGCATCATCCCGCGTTGGTATGGTGCGCGGTCGGTTGACCATTTACCGGCCTCTGCGCTGCTTTCACGCGAAAGCACGCGATACTGGTCTGCCCATTCATCAATGGCAAGATCAGGCGGCGGTGCTAGGCTGGTTAATGTTTTCTGCGCTATCTTCGCCAGATTCGCTGCCCCGTAAAGGTTGAGTGACTCTGACTTCGACTTCGCTGATTTCTTTGAGTGCATCGTAAATGTTATCTTTCAAAATGCTTTTTACTTCAATCAGTTTTTCAGCGGCATAAACTTCGGGTGCCACCCGCTGCGGAAAGGCTAACAGCTTTTGCCGCATATTCTGGCTAACATCGATCCAAGCGCGTTCCACATCACCCGCCGGTATAAGTTGCTCCCTGATCTGCTCTTTTTCCATTTCGGCTAGATCAGCGCGTGCTTTTGTCAATCTGGTGCGGTGCGCGTTGTAATCATCGCCGCTGGTGTCGGCTTTGATAGATCGCTCTTTAAGATAGCGGATATAGCCTTGAATGGCTGGCACCAGTTCATACCGGCCACGCTCCGCTTTCGGTATTACACCCTCTGCCGATAGCTGTTGCACGCGGCGCGGTGTTAAATCTAACAGCTTGCTAATAAAATCAAGCGGAAACGTGGTCGGTGCCATTGTTCATCTCATTAAATGTTTTGCCGGTTTTTTCGTTAATTGCTATTAAGCCGGTAAAGTCCTGCCAGCGTTTAACAATTACATCGACATATTTTGGATCAAGTTCCATTAACCTAGCTTGCCGGTTCGTTTTCTCGCACGCAATCAAAGTTGATCCGCTGCCGCCGAATAAATCTAGAATTTTATCCGCTGGCTTGCTGCTGTTGTTAACAGCTCTTTCTGGCAACGTGACAGGTTTTTGCGTTGGATGCTGATAATTTGACACCTTTTCTCTATTTATGTCCCAAACATCCATTTCATCGTGGTTTGCGTTCCAAGTGTTTAATTTTTCACCTTTAACGCCAAACAATATAATTTCGTGTTTTGTTCTGTAATATGTGCCAAGACCAAAATAGTTTTTATTCCATATGATCATTGCCTTTTGCGTAAAAGCATCAGCAAACACGTTTGCCATTTGCGGATAGCGTTTCCAATCTATGCACTCATAAATAGAGCCGCCATCAACCAAGGTCTCCCAGAGCATCGAGTTAATATCAATTAAAAAATCATCAAACGCTTCTTGAGTCATTTTATCGTTCATAATGCCGCCCCAAGGTTTGCGCCTTGTTTTATCAACCCTAGACGAATAATCAGCATTATAGGGCGGGTCAGTAAAAACCATATTTGCTTTTTGCCCTTCCATCAGTTCATCAACCGCATCGATGCTGGTGCTATCCCCGCACATAACACGATGCCGCCCAAGCTGCCAAATATCGTTTAGAACGGTGACTGGCGTTTCCGGCTCCGGTGGCACTTGATCTTCGTCAACTAGCCCCTCTGTTATAGCTTCGGCCATTAACGCGGCAAGCTCATCATCATTGAAGCCGGTCTTGCTTAGATCGTAGTTTTCCAGATCAAGGTCGGCTAATTCCAAAGCCAGCAAGTCGTCGTCCCATTTCGCCTCTTGGCTCACGCGGTTGTCAGCTATGCGGTATGCTTTGATCTGGTTTGCCGTTAGGTCGGTTGCAATATGAATCGGCACTTCTTTCAAGCCTAGCTTGCGAGATGCCGCCAAGCGCGTATGTCCAGCGATTACAACCATTTCAGCGTCAACCACTATCGGCTGCCGCCATCCAAATTCTTTTAATGAACCGGCAACTTTATCCACCGCCGCGTCATTTTTTCGTGGGTTCTTCGCATATGGAATAACCTCATCGATCCCAACCGTTTGAATTTCCATTGTAAAACGAAACGCTCCTTTTTATTCTGTCGCTAGGGTTCTTTCGGGGTGTTGCGTTA